TCAAAAGGCGGTGGGTTTCTCTTGTTGCACCGTCTAGGAAAGAATCCCATTCCTTTACAACGTCTGCACCTGCCTTTTTAGCTTCAAATTGTGCGTCAAGGGTTGCTTTCTGTTGTATTCGGTGGGCTTCGGTTCTTGCAATTCTTGAAGCATTGTTATTTGATATATTGATTAATGTCATTATGTTTTTTGCAATTTCTTCATAAGTCATACCACTTGCAATTCCACTACTAACCGCCGAAGCTATTTGTTTGGAAAGATATTTCATTTCCTTCCCTAGTGCCTTATATAGCCTTTCTGAAAGTTTTGTTTCAAGGTTAATAGCTTGGGTTACCTGTTTAGGATTAATGGGTATTACAAGCGGTATTCCTTGCCCTTGCAAATCATACATAGTACCAATAAAACCATTTTCGTATGCGCTTTTTAGGAACTCTGAAATAGTTTTATATGAATGGTTTTGCAATTGTTTCAAAATGCTTTGAACCTGCTTCTTTAGATTCTTTTGATACTTAATCTGATTTGCCACATTTGGATTATCAACATCATTTCTAGCCATTAATTTTTCAAGCTTTGTTTCAATGTCTGCAAGTGCATTTCTATATGTTTTTTGAAGCTTTTCAAGGGCTTCTTTTTCATTTGCTAATTGATTTTTGTGAATTTCTGATTGTCTTTTATTCACTATCAATCACCTTCATATCTTCAATAGCTTTCTGAGTATCAAATAAACTGTTCATTGCTTCGTCAGGGTCAGGAAGTTTATCTTTAATTTCTTCATAATCAATATCAAGAACATCACAAATTAAGCGCATTAATGTTTCATTATCAAGTTGTGCAACAAGTGTTAATAAAGTGTTAACCATTGTTTGCATTTTCTGCGCTTCTATCAACTCAATCTGCGCATTTTCCTGCGCATTTGACATTATTTCATGCTTAAAATCAAAATAAACTTGATTTAATTGGTAATCTGTTCCTTCAGTTTCATTGATTTCAATTAGTGCAATCTTTACAAGCTTTCTTAAGAACTGCTTTAATCTAATTTCTAACTTAGAACACTTCAAATCTAGTAATGAATAAGCCGCCTTGATAGCAATGTTTGTTGTTGCGGATGTATCTTTTAATCCTGCGGTATTTAACCCCATTCCGAAACGGTAAATATTTTTTTCATCAAGTTCCAATTTAACTTGTCTTGCCTGGTATGGAACTTCAACGGTTTTAATGTCTAAACCGCCTTCTTCATCAACTCCAATAATCTTTTTTGTTTTAAGATTTGTCTGAAGTTCATCAAGATTATCACCCTGAAAACCTTTTACAACATGAATTGGTGTATCAAAATCAATCAAATTATTTGATAAGCTAGAAGCCATTAAATCATAATCATCAATTAATTCTTTAACCGTTTTCAAATCGCTAAACTGCTTTTTATTGTTGTCTAACCTGAAAAAAGGAATGAACCCAAACCCTTTATAATAAATGTTTGAATCATCCTTTTTATTGTAAATGGTGTGTGGTTTAGGATTTATCTTTTCAGATTCATCATGAACAATTTTTCCGTCAGAACCCTGCGCATAAAAGTAAACCTTTTCAGAATCCCACACCTGTATTCTTTTAATCTCCTTATGACCTTTATCAATGCGGTCAATATACCAATAAATCACATAAGAACAACCGTCATCAGTATCCTTTTCCCTTACTTCAACAACTCCAAGAGAATCAGCACACATAAAGCATAATTTGTTGTCTTTATTTTTATATGCGTACATATATTCAAAGCCTTTTGCCTTACAACCTGTTAAGGTTTCAGCAAGTTCAGCGGTGAAATCTTCATTTTCGTTGAAATATTCATCAAGCTTTTTCTGTAATTCATTATCATTTGATTTAATGTAACCGTCTGAACCACTAAGAATATATTGTACCGCCTGGTCAACCAACTCCGTAAAGAATGGGTGAGATATTTTTACATTGCTTCGTGTCTTATCTTCCTTTAAATCACCGTTAGAATCATAATAAAACACTCTATAATGTTTAATATCATGGTTACCTTCATAATAATCTAGGCCTTTTCTTGCAAAATGCTTCTTTTCAGAACCTATATCATCATCAATAAACCGTTTAATTTCTTCAATTGATAACATTTTGAATTATTTCCTTTCTTTTTTACTCATACAATGCACCCACAACGCAATAATTCGCACCGTGAAGCCATTTTAAATATACATGCCTACACTTTATAGGGTATTAATATTAAATCGCTTACATAAGCCATTTTTTCATTTTGCGCCAACCTTCAATTCCATATCTTAAGGCGGCCATTGCGTCATCAAAGAACGGAACAGGCTCATCAAGATATTGCCCCGTCCTTTCGTCTTTTTTCCACTTCCATTGTTGCATTTCCTTAATGGTATTAACACATGAAGGGTCAACAACAATTTTATGTTGCTTCAACCAATCAATTTGGGCTTTAACAGAACCCTGTGAACCACCTTTATCAACTCCACTTGCTCTGTTATATCCTGCCTTATTCCACATTTTAATTCGGTCAGGTTCTGCGCTATCACACCACATTTTCTTATTGGTTGGTATTCCTGCACTTTTTGCCATTTCTATAAGTTCTGCAGTATCTTTTTCAAATTGATAAATTTCTTGGGTAATGTATATAACATCATCCTTAATCCCAAGCGGTAAAATAGCATTGGCATGATTAAAACCAAAGTCTTGGCCAATTGCAAAATCATCATAGTCATTTGGGTTTTTAGAACATTCAGCAATTTCATAGTTATGAAGAATTAAACCGCCAATTTCACCCCATTCACCAAGACCATAAATTTGATAACCTTCAGGGTCAACAAGCTTTCTCCTTTCCATTCGTTGCCTATAGGCTTCATCAATGAACCTATTGCCTAAATACGTTGAATGGTGGGTTAGTACATTGTCATCCTTTAAATCAAAAAAGACTTTCTTTATCCAATGATTTTTATTCACAGGATTGAAAGTCATTCTAATTTGATAAAATTGTCCTGGGGGCAATTCACCACGCAAACGGTCATCAATAATTTCTAAATCGGCTTGTGTAAATTCGGTTGCTTCTTCTAACCAAACATCAGTAAGTTTCCCCTTAGGAAATGTGATTGATTTTAATTTTTCTCTTTGTCTGTCATCATTCATCCCACGAAAAATAATTTGATTTCCATTAGGCTTGAACATTAATGACATAGGTGATTTATTAACCTTCCAATATTTGTCATATTGGTCACCAAACATTTTATATAGCGCACCTGTCAATTCTGCAAAAGTCGAATCTCTATTACTAATATCACTCTTTCGCATTGCAACAAGGTTTCTTCCCTTGTCTTGCATTAAACGCAAAATATAATTCTGAGCGGTATCAACTGATTTCCCTGAACCTGTCAGGCAGAACCCTTCATTACAATGTAACGCTTCTTCGACATATCAACTTCACGAAAACTAGGATTCATTTTAACTGTTAGGTTCATAAAACATCACCACCTTTTGCAATAGCGGTGATTGTATAACCTTTTCTATTGCTTTTAAACTTTTTTAATGCAATGTTTCTAATTGTCTTTTCATTTAATCCAAGTGCTATTGCCGCATTTTGGTAACCTTCAAAAAAACCAATTAAAAAACCATTCCTATCTTTGACTTCCAAAGTAAGAATGTTTTTTTTAGCACCCTTTATTGAATTTTCTTTTACTTGTTTTCTGAAATTTTCATTATTATCATAACAATGTTTTGTATTTCCACTAATCGTTGTCCATTCAAGATTTTCTGCACAATTATTAGTTTTATTGCTATCTATATGATTTACAACATTCCATATTCTTCCACAATTGCTTACCTGGTATCTTCCGTCATACCCTTTAATCTCTTTCCACACTTCGTTTTCAAAGTCCATTGAAAACCTACCTTTCGTCACCATAATCAACTGAAATATTTAATTCCATGTCAACTTGTTGTTCCACTTTTTCGGTATAAATACCATATCTTTTTCCTAAAAGTTCTGCGGCCTTCAATCGCTCTTTTTCTGAAGGCTCTTTTTCAATCGTTCTTGCTTCTGAATATCCGTCACCGCAACCTTCAACAACAATTTCTGTTGATGTACTTTGGCCACGCAAAACAGACGTTAAATATTTTAATACTTCGTCTTGGTCGGCAATCAATTGTGATTCCTTCTCAGCCATTCTTGAAGCTATATATTTCTTGATGTATGGTTTTGACATGGTTTCATCTGCAATCTGTCTAGCACTTTTTTTAGAATATCCTGCCCTAATTGCCGCTTGAGTAGCATTCAAATCAATTAAATATTCATCACAAAAACGTTGTTGTTTAGCAGTTAATTTTTTATTTTCCACAATACAACAACACCTTTCATAATAATTTATTCTTTAGTAATTTATCCCAACAAAAAAACCTTCTAGGTAGGAGAATAAACAACCTAGAAGGCCAAAAGGGGAAAAGCCGTTTTCAAACAACATTTAGTAGTTTAGTAGAATACATTTTATACAACCAAGAGAGAAAAACAAAAAACAAATAAACGGCTTATTACTTTTTAACAACTTGATAATATCACTTTGTCAAAATCACATGGCTACCATTTTTTTACAAAAAAGTCACAACATTATCAAATTAGTCACAATTATTATTTTTATTCATTATGCGTTGGATAATATCAATCAATTTCCTAAATGATATTACTCTTTCACCTAAAACCATTCTTGATTCCTGGTAACATTCATTTATTATTTCATCAGCTTCTTTTGACTTCATAACCGCCTTTCTATCAATAACTTGTTCCATTTTGGAACTACTTCCCTTTCACAATCTGCTCAATCCCATCTACGATATACTGTGCATCTCTGAATATAAATGAGTTATTATGAGCTTGTTCAAGTTCTTCTTCAATCTTCT